TGGTGATTTGATGGATCAGGGTTCAGCCGTAGCTTGGGCGAACTACTCAAGTTACGTTCGTATCGTGCTTGGTGCATCTGCTAACAATCCGGCGATTGCCGCGCCTGCTGCGCTAAGTGCGGGCACAGATGACAGGGCTAGTGTCACGGATACACAGTGGCAAGCTGCGTTGGATGCTTGTGGATCACAGCTAGGCCCAGGCCAGGTATCACAGCCTGGTCGTACTACCTCTGCTGCGTATAATCAAGTGACTGGTCATGCTCAGCTAAACAACAGGGTAGCTCTCTTGGATCTGCCCAACTCTGGTACTGTTGCAACACTACAAGCTTCGGCAGCAAGTGTTGTTTCCAGATTTGGTGCAGCTTTCTGTCCTTGGGTGGTTATCCCTGGTGTTGCCACAGGAACCATTAGAACTGTGCCTCCGTGTGCATTCATCGCAGGTCTACTAGGTCGCAATGATCCTGGTCTTGGCACTAATGCTCCTGCTGCCGGTAACAACGGACAGGCGCTGTATTGCACAGACTTGTCACAACCCGATTGGTCTGATACTCAGCGTACTACGTTGAATAGCTCAAGCTGCAACGTGATTCGCAGGCTGTTCGGTGGAGTAAGAAACTACGGTTGGCGTGCTCTCGTCAATGCTACCAGTGATCCGTCATGGGTAGATTTTGGTAATGCTCGTCTGTTTGTCGATCTTTCCGCAGAACTGGACGCAATCGGAGAGAACTATATCTTCCTCGAACTCGATGGTCAGAACGGAACCACGATCAACGATTTCCACGGTGCTCTTGCCGGTGCAATGATGGATCACTATAATTCTGGTGATCTGTTTGGTGATACGCCGGATCAGGCATTTGCCGTTGATACTGGCCCTTCTGTGAATACGCTGCAAACTCTTGCTAACAACGAGCTTCACGCCATTGTCCGTGTCAAGATGGCTCCGTTTGCTGAGTGGGTTCAGATTCAGATTGCTAAGCGTCAGGTTACTCAAGCACTATAGGCAGGTGATATTACATGACTATCAGCCGTACCGATATTCTGTTGGCTCTGATTCTTCTTGCAATTTGTATTGACATGGCACATACGTGGGGATAGGGAGGTGAAAAATGGCACAGTCAGGTCAGTATACTCTGAATGGCCCACGCGATAGCGGTACACGCCAAGATACATTCTGCGTTATCCTGTATGTTGCGGGTAACAGTCTCGGCGTGTGGGACAAGAAAACCGGCGGTGATCTCGATTCTGATGAAGTCAAGTATTACCCAGGTAACATGGCTGCTGTGCAATCTCTCGGTGGCCGGTTGGTTCCTAATAACATCACACTTCAGAGATTGTACGATCGTCAGGACGATCACGATAACATCAACTACCTGCTTCAATACGTGGGTAGGGCGAACTGCAAGGTTACACAGCGTCCGCTGAACTTCGATACAACCGGATATGGGAAAGCAATCGTGTGGACTGGTAAGCTCAAGCGAGTCCTGATTCCCGATGTAGACTCAGAAGCAACTGCTGCCGCTCTTATCGAAGTGGAGATTTCAATTGACTCAGCACCCGCTGCAGCGTAGAATAACATTCGATATGCGGAATGTTTTCGCACTTATCGCAGTAGTCTGTTTCTTAGTTGCATTACTCAAATACACAGACTGGATCTTCGGAATGGCGAATGCTCAATCATTCCTAGCTGGTGGTTTCTTAGCTCTTGCCATCAGTTGGCTATATGCCGAAGTTCCGCGCCCAACTAAAAAACCAGCACAGGAAGAACCAAAACCAAAGCCCGATCCAAATGATCGCGAAGCACACATTGGTATGCGTTAGACGATAGAAAACACTCGCCATGAAAGGAGAGACGTGAGCGAGTACGAAGATGAAGCTGCACCGTATAATCAAGAGTCGGAAATCCCTACTCGGGTAATTCCTCAAGAAGATATCTACGAGGATGCCGTACCCCCTGTGCAGCCTTTGCACCCAGGGGCCGATTTTTCGGTTCTTGATACTTTCAAGCAAGAACTACAAGAGCTGACTTCGGCTGAGTCTGTTCATATTCCCGTGAAGGGATATGAACAGACAGGGCTGACGATCAGATATCGTATGCCTGATTCCGGGCAAGAACTCGAACGCTTGAGTCGCCAAGTGATGAGACAACAAAAAGATACATACAATCGCAACTTGATGATCTCGATGGACACGATGATCTATCTCTGCGAAGGTCTGTATGTTCAGCCGGAAGGCGTGGAAGAACCAGTAATGCTAGATCCCGATGAAACTGGTGAGCCTTGTAAGTTTGATAGAACGCTTGCCACTCTTATGGGAATGAATGGCAATCCTGAATCACCTAGAACAATCCTCAAGCGCCTGTTCGGTGACAATGATCTTGCTGTCATCGATCACGCTGAGAGACTCAATCGTTGGCTACAAAACACGAAAGCTGATCTCAATGCAGAAATCTGGCAATTGGGGGAATAGAAACCGAGACACTCGATATGGCTGCTCAACTGGGTGCTCTCGGTATGGATTGGATGGGGTTCCTCTCGACTAGAGATATTTTCGAGAGGAACCTCATGGCCGAAATGGCAAAGCGAATTTCTAAATACAAGCAGCAGATGGATCACAGTCTCGCCGTGGATATCGCTAATTCTGTAGGAAAGCTGTTCAAGAGGTAAACATGGGCTTCGGCGCACTTTCATCAGCGCAGCAAATCATGATTAGGCTAGTTCTGCTAGGCGGGCCTAAATACCAGGCTGAGATGATAAAGTCTGGTGTCGTGACTAAGGATATGGTCAAGCAGACGTCTAAACTTGATGCCGCATTGAACAGTGCTACTAAGCGTAGTTGGGCAATGAATCAGGCGATGTTCACATTGAGACGCACAGCTTTCTACGGTACGATCGCACTAGCTGGGATGGCAGCCGTGGTTGTCAAGATGGGATTCAGTTTCTTGAATACCATGAATACGGCTAGAGTGGCGTTCGAGTCTATTGGTATACCAACCAGACAGGTTACGAAGGAGTTGAATAGTCTTTATGTCCTTGCAGCCCGGACGCCATTTGAGTTTCCCGATATCGTCACGGCTACCAGGAGACTGTACCCGTTCATCGGTAATATGAAGATGACGAACATGGTCGTCAAGGATCTAGTCAATACTTTGTCGGCTATGGGACTCTACTCGCCTCAGTATCTCAATCGAGCTTCACTAGCTCTGGGGCATATGTTCGCTATTGGGAAAGTGACTGGTCAGACTCTCTACCAGCTTGCCCGCGATAATATCCTGATGCTCCCTGCGCTGGAAGAACATTATCACAAGACTGGTGCTGAAATCAGGGATATGGTGTCCAAGGGACTAATCCCCGCTGTCGATGCAGCCAAGGCTCTCAATGAATACACGGTGAAGCATGGGTACGGGATGGCTGCGTTCAAACAGGCTACCAAGACTCTACCTGGTGCTTGGTCAACCTTCAAGGATATCCTTGGAATGGCTGCTGGTAGAACGCTTGCCGGTGGTACGATGGGTGGAGGTGGTATCTATGGTTATCTCCAGAAGAAACTACAAGCTATCGATCAAGCTCTGATTCCTCCCAACAAAGGCTTCAATCAACTACATATTACTCTGACTAATATTGCCGAGGTCATCAATAGTAAATTGACTCCCGGTAGTAATCTGATCATCAATACGTTCTTGTTCCTGACGGGTGTAGTCAAAGGACTAGTCATAGGTATTGGTGGATTGGCTTGGGTAATAGGCAAAGTACTCAGCGGGATAGATTCAGTTTTCCGTCACTTTGGGATTGATGCCAAAGCAGCGACGGTTCTCGGATATGCGCTAGGTTTTCTGCTTACAGCATTTCTTGCATTCAAGGGAATAATGCTTGTTCGTGGGATAATAGCAACAGTATTCTCGCCAATAGTAACAATAGGTAGTAAACTGCCCGGGATTATCAGAGAAATGAAGATTTTTTATGCTATTTTGCGTGGCGCCACATTCATGAAGGATGCTCAAACAGGTCAATTCATGAAATTCAACAAATGGCAAAATGCGGTTAAAAATCTTCGTAAGGCTGTAATCGATTTCAAGACCTATATAACTGGAACATTGATTCCTACAATCGTGAACTATGGCAAAGTAATGATGACGTGGTTTGTCAATACTGCGAGAGCAGCTTGGGTCGCGATAACAACTAGACTAATCCCGGCTCTCGGAGAATTGTGGGCATCTACGTGGATATGGCTAACTACCAACCCATTCGGCTGGCTTCTCATAGCTGTCACGGCTTTCCTGATCTTGATAAGCACCATCGTGATTCTGTACTTCAAGTGGAAGTGGTTCCATGATATCGTCAACGATACAGCCAAGTGGCTCTGGAAGAACTATGGAATACTAGCATTGATCGTGGCTCTGATACCGGGTCTCGGGCCGATGGTATCGGTAGCTATCATCATTGCCAAAAATTGGAAAACTGTGTGGGGCGTTATCATGGATGTATACAATGCGTTGAAGAAGATTGCTGATAAACTTCTCGGGCCTTGGCATTTCTTGATGAAGATTCTTGGTATCGGTGGTGGCAGTAGTCCTACAGCAGCCGATCGTGCGGCAGCAGCGGCTCCTTTCAAGCAAAAGCCGAATCCGCTGTTTACCAAACAAACTCCGTCAATCTTTCAATCACAGAATCCGGCTTGGTGGCAACAACAGCCACCTGTGGATAGGATCATAACACCACAGAAACGCGGAACTGTTCAAGCTACTCATGCTGATGTGATTCAGCGTGCGCCGCAGGTTCAGAGTGCTGCTGATGTTGCGAACTTCATCAAGCAGGGAGAGACTTACGTGACTATCCAGCTTGATCGCAAGACCATAGCTACAGCGGTGGCTAGGGCAAACCAAGATAAGGCTGCGCTCAAGTAAATGCCGACAAGACCAGATAAACTCTATTACCGCATCCGTAGTTCAAGCGGCGTGGTTATCAAGGTTCTGCGTGGTTCTGCGGCTCCGCAGATTACGGGCGGTGGCGCGCGTTATGATACTATCCAACGTCCTAGGAGAAACGGGCAAATCCAGTGGACTGGTGACGATCCGTATACGATGGATGTTCCTATATTGTTTGATGGTTGGGATCAAGAAATAGTGAGCATGCGTAATGTCGAACGAGATATTCAACAGGTCAACAATATGATGCATTCACCTGGAGCTTGGGTAGCTCCGGTGACTATCAAGATAACGGGAGCCGTGCCAGTAAAAGGTGGTACGTGGGTAATCACCGGAATCGACTACGGTGATATGGTAATCTGGGATACGGATAAACATGGTAAAGGCTATAGAATGCGTCAAGACGCGGTTCTCCATCTGTTGCAATTCCTACCAGAAACCGTGCTTAGACTCAATACCAAGGCCGGCACTACTATCCCGCATGTTGTGAAAGCTGGAGAGACTCTGCAATCTATAGCTAACCGGGCTAAGACGACTCCGGCAGCTATCAAGAAAGCCAATAACATCCGTGATCCCAAGAGTATCAAGGCTGGCCAAAGATTGCTAGTTCCTGTGCCAAGTTTGAAAGACGTATTTGAGTGGTAAAATGACGGCGCCTCAGAAACAAACCACGACTACTAGTGCTCGTCGCAAGATGGAGCTTTCGCAGATTACGCGCAAAGCTGTGCAACAGGAGGCGATGGGTACTGACGTGAATATGACTGACTTTGCGTTGCAATTTCAGGCTGTCGTGAAAGTCCCACATATCGCAGAGCGTATCACAGATGCCACCATTCAGAGAACTATCGATGGTTCTTCGACCCTCACTCTCGTTATCAATGATTACGATCGTGCGCTGCTTCAATCAGATCAGTTGGCTAATAGGCTGGACGTGCAAATCGATGGTTTGTGGTTCAGACTGACTGGTGCGGATAAACAGGGCGATCAGTTGACCCTCACGTTTGAGGATCGCGAGATAGCTGTCCTACGTACCTACAGTAGATGGAAGTACGCTAGTCGTGATAAAGTCACACGCGCCGAGTTTGTCTATAGCATGATCCGTGAGGTCAAGGAATTTGATATTCCCTGTGTTATCCCTGAATTACACATGGTTCAGCCGTTGCAGCGTTACGATGGTGACACGATTGGCTACGATACGATCATCAACAAGACCAAGGGAATGCCTACGAATCCACAGGGAACCAAGAAGTCGTTTATCCCGATACCAAGCCTAAGTGGTCAGGGTGGATTCAATGTCACACTTCCCTCGGATCTTACTGCTAAGGGTAGTCCACTGGATAAAGAGCAGAAACAGAATGCTGAGACTATCGTAGCGGTCGGCCAACAAATGAAGGTAGGCCGCAAGCTTCAAGTAGTTGCGATAATGACGGCAATTACCGAGAGTGTCCTGCATAACCTGTCTCCTGCGCAATCGGATCCTACGCCTGGTACGAGTAGTGCTGGTCTTTTCCAGCAACAGGCTGGTTGGGGATCTTTGGAGGAAAGGACAGATCCCGCAACGTCATCGAGATTGTTCTATAATGCAGTACTCGGGACACTCAAGGCGAATCCCAATGCAACCTATACTGAGCTATGTTGGATGACTCAGCATCCTCGCGCAGATTTGAATAACGTCTATTCGAAATATCGTACCGAGGCTGAACAGATCGTTACAGCTTGCGGTGTTCCGGGTGGAGACAATGAAGCTCCAGCTGCTACGGTAAACGGACAATCTATTCAATTGCCGACTGGCGCCCAATTCTATTTTTGGCGGGGGAATATCGTAGATCGATCAGGACAGCGGATTCGCAAGCCTGAGAATACTTGGACGTGTATCCAGCGTCTCGCGGATGAAGTAGATTGGAAGGCGTTCTTTGTAAGCGGCACATTCTACTTCATCAGCGAGGATTCACTACTAAAGGCTAAGCCGCTGCTTACGCTGGATGAGTCGGCTGATGGTATTCTCGATGTTAGCGGAGATTTCCATAATAACAAGAAAGCCGGGACTCTCACAATTACCGCGCTCGCTGGCAGATGGAGCATTCCACCGGGCTGCGTCGTGATTGTGGATAGTATGGGAATATTCAACGGGAGATGGCTAGTCAGTGAGTACGACAGAGATTTGTTCACCTTGAATGCCACGATTACCCTTAGTCGCAAGACTCCTGCGCTTCCCGAGCCTGCACCCGCAAAGGGTAATATCGCGGATATTCAGACTTGGGTCAAGACGCCTAGCACGCCACAAGCTACCAAGACTCCACAGGGTACAATCATTGGCCCAACTCCGCAGTACGATCAAAAGAGAGCCGAGCTTGCCAAACAACTGTTGGCTCTCAATGGACATGGGTGGACTGATTATAACACGGGAGTCCAGCAAATGCGGATTACCGCGCAAGGCGGTATGGTAGATGGTGCTATCGGGCCTGTGTATCTTGACCCGAAAGTCATAGCTGTGGTGCTCTGGCTGATTCAGAGTAGACAGTTCAACATCGGTACATTCGCGTGGTGCTCGGATCACAGTAACGATGGCAGGTCTGGCCATGCTGGTGGGCATGCTGTGGATATCGCGGCTATCAACGGAGTCTCGATCAATACCGATAGCCTCCAGTGTTACACACTTACCTATACTGTCGCGACAATGCTGCATAATCTGAAAGGCCAGCTTGCGCCACGCCAGTTGATTACTGGTGGTTATGGCGGGCACAGGGATTCAAGCTTGACAGCCTTGAGTATCACTGATCCGCGTGGAGAGAATCCAGATTCGTACTATGGATCAGGCACGATGGGTGAACATTGTAATCATATCCATGTGGGGTATTGATGGGCTATCTGAGTGAGGAAGTAGAGAACTCTCAATCGGTGACTCCACAGCGAGTCTGGGCCGGCGTGGTTGCCACTGATGGCAATGATAGCGATAGTTCTCAGAGAGTCTCTGTAATCATCCCTGGTATGGATGGTGGTGAGCTGAGATGGGAAAACTGTCGTTGGTCTACTAGATCAGATTCTCTATCGCCTAAACGTGGCGACGAATGTCTCTTGGCTCTGGATGACAACGGAGAGATGTGGATTACCACGTATTGGCCAGAAGATCCACAACAGGGTATCGGTGGTGGCGGTGGTGGCGGTGGCACGCTATTTACGGGTCATTGGGATTGGACTACTTCCACTACCACGGCTGGTACTAGAAACGTCGGCGTGAATGTCGGTACATCGTGGGCCTCTGTGACTCAGATAAATATCTCGAAGACATTGGCTAACAATAATGATGCTACTAATCTGCTTTCACAAATTCAGCCCGATGATATTATCTATATGCAAGACTCGGGCAACGCAGCCAACTGGGGCAAATACAAAGTCACACAGGCACAGACGGATCATGGGACTTGGGTTAGTTATCAGGTCACGCCTACGAGTAGTGGAGGCGCTTTCCCGAACAACAATGCTGACACAACTGTAGCGTTTTCTGTACCCTCACAACCTGGCCCAGCAGGCCCACAAGGCCCACCCGGCCCAACAGGCCCACAAGGCCCAATTGGTGATACTGGTGCCACTGGCCCGCAAGGCCCAATTGGTAATACTGGTGCTACTGGTTCACAAGGCCCACCTGGAGCAACTGGATCAACTGGCCCACCCGGCCCAACAGGAGCAACTGGTTCACAAGGCCCACCAGGACAAGGAGTGCCTGTTGGCGGTACAACTGGTCAAGCACTTGTCAAGAATACAAATACTGATTATGACACAATCTGGACAACGCCGCTTGCGGGTCTAACATGGGTCGATGTTGGTACAGGATTGATGACGCAAATCGCGAACGATGTTCTTTGGGATGCAAAGGGAGATTTGGCTGCTGGTACTGGCCCGGATTCGGCAGCAAAGCTAACTGTTGGTACAAATGGCCAAGTTCTGACAGCCGATAGTACACAAGCCACAGGATTGAGATGGGCGCCAGCCGCACCCGCAACCGATCTAAAGTATGACGGAGATTTCGTAGCTTCAACTAACTACTCGGATGGCGAAGTCGTAGTGTATAACGGAGTTGCTTACATGTGCGTGACTCCAACAAACACTCCACCATCTGGTTGGCCTGGTGCTATAACACCAGCAGCACAGCCTCTAGTAGTAAATTATGGAACATCACTCCCAGCTTCACCCACGGACGGTATGGAAGCGATCCTCGTAGACTCCACAACAAACCCATCTTATCAATGGAGATTCCGCTACAACGCAAGCTCAACAAGTGCGTATAAATGGGAATTTGTTGGCGGAGATCCCTTCGTTCTTTATTGTCCGGACTACACTCTTCCGGGTACTGCCGCTTACTACAATGATACAAGTGCGAGTGCGACGATCACGATTCCTAGAGCGGGACTTTACATTTGCGACACAGCCGTGGGATGCGGCGCTCCAACTGGCGCAACTGGCGCATACGTCGGTTACGCATATGCACAAACAACAACTCGTCAAGGTCAATGGGTTCCGGTCGGAGCCGAGGCGTCATGGTTTGTGAGAGCCGGGCCTACATTAGCCGCAGGAGCACTGATACAAAACTGTTTCTACGCTAACTCCGGTACCATGACATTTGTCAGACGCTTTATCTCAGTCTTACCATTGAAAGTCGCATAATGAGCACACCGAATCCTGGAACAACACCTTGGGTGCCGATGTGGAACTTGAATGGCGGCATGGATTTGCGTTACAACGGTGCCTGGCAAGCTGGCAATTACTACGATGGTGACGTGGTTGTCTATCAGGGAGTCACGTACCTCTGTGTGCGTCCTACAAACAAAGCTCCGACACCTTGGGCACCCGGACAATTAGTTGTGCAGCCATCGGTGCGCGTGTACCGCAGCACAGCGCAATCAATTGCACATGCAACAACAACACCAGTTATTTTTGATTCTGTGCGTTGGGATCAAGGGCCGTCCGCCCATTGGAATATCAATAATCCTACAAGGCTCACCTGTCAGGTTGCTGGAACTTACTTGGTCTGGGGAAATGTTTCATGGGCCGGAGTAGCAGCAGGTGTTTACCGTCAGAGCCTAATTCGTGTCAATGGTGTTCAGATCGCTGCTCCTGGTGGTACTTGGTCATTTACGCCTAGTGGAACTCAAGCCACTATTGCACCAATTTCAACTATTCTGAATCTCAACGTTGGTGATTACGTTGAGCTAACCGCGTACCAGGATTCTGGTGCAGCCTTGAGCACCAATGCAAGCGATGGAGTGAATAACCGCTGGCAGAATGAATTTGGCATGGCGCTTCTCGGCGGGATGCAAGGCCCACCTGGTCTAGCTGCAAATCTTAATTACGGGACAACGTTGCCACCATCACCAGCTGACGGCCAAGAAGCTGTCCTGGTTGATTCAATTACAAACCCGACGTACCAATGGCGCTTCAGATACAACGCAGGATCAACAAGCTCATATAAATGGGAGTTTGTTGGCGGCACTCCTTTATCAAATGAGATAGCTACGCAAGAGGGTTTCAGTTATACGGGCGGATATATGGACTCACCAACAGTTGGACCACAAGTAACCGTGCCGCGCGCAGGAGAATATCAGATTGAGTACGGTGGTGGCATTGTCCTAAGCGCAACCAATTATTGGTATTATAATCTAAATATTGGCGGTGTACAGAGTGATCAGTGGGGTCCGTATGGTACTAACGGTAACAATACAGTTGTATGGCGAAAAGTTTCTCGTCGTATTATTGCCGCTGGAGTTTTAGTTAAAATCCAATACAGTGCGGGTCTAACAGGAAACATGACGATCTATAATCGCGGATTACATATAACCCCGGTAAGAGTGGCATAACTGATGAGCACTATTATTCCTAATCCCGCTACAACTGATTGGGTGCCGATGGGATTTGGGCTAGGTGGCCCAATTCCCACACAACCAAGTGTGCGTGTGTTCAGTTCAGTAGCACAGTCCATCCCAAATAATGCTTTTACGTCGGTGACGTTTGACACGGCACGTTGGGATGTTGGGCCTTCTGTTCATTGGTCGGCTGCTACTTCAACCAGACTGACATGTCAGGTGGCTGGGACTTACGCGATAACTGGTCATCTAACTTTTGCTGCGGCTGCAGGTGGTACCCAGCGGTATGCGGTTCTTCTTCTGAACGGAGCTACCTACATCGGTAACAGTGGAGTGACGGGTGCAACAGTTGTTACAGGTCCTACTGTGCGTAACTCAGTCACTTCCGTTTATCGACTGAACGTGGGTGATTACGTTGAGTTGCAAGCATTTCAGGATTCGGGTGCTGCTCTGAATGTAAATGCGAGTACAGCAACAACGAACCAATCAAGCATTGATTTCGAAATGACTCTCGTTGGTGGTGTGCCTGGGCCGCCCGGGACGGCTGGCGTGGGTGTCCCTGTTCCGGTCGTGAACGGGCAGTGGATCAAAGGCTCGGGTGGTGCGGCGGTCTGGTCACCAATTGCGCAGAGTGATCTTCCGACAAATCTTGGCCCAACGTCACAGACCGTAACTGATTGGAACGCGATCACCGCGACGGGCTACTATATCGCAACCAACGCGACTAACCAACCGGCAGGCGGCGCAACGCAATTTTACGGTTATTGCCAAGTATGGACTGCTGGCTATCAAACACAAACACTAACTGAACTTGCAAACGCTGCTGTTCCTCGAACCTATCGGCGGCAGCAGATCAACAACACTTGGACAGCATGGAGCTTGTTGACACAGCCGGTACAACTTCTCCATGGATGGCAACATTATGGTGTGATTGCCGACGGTGGTTCACACTGGCATGGTGATACACCAAGTGCGTGTTCATGGACGGCGGGTGGTTGGGATGCAAACATGTGGGGAGCCGGAAATTATTTTACACAGTACCGTTGGCTTGGTTATATGTACGCTGATACGATTCCTGGTGCTACGACGGATTGGTCAGTGCAAGTTACCGCTTGTCGTCCTTATGCTGATAACTGGCCGGGTTTTTGGCAAGGCCCAGTCGTACATTTCGGTACATCGCATGGTGGTATTTATGATTCCGGTTGGATAATTGCTGGTCTACCTGCTGCCGCCAATGCAACAATCGCTGCGATGTATCTAATCAACTACGCCGGTGCTGGGCCAACTGGCATTCATTTTGGTTTGAGTTTGTGGGCGAGATAGGAGAGAAATGGCGACCGCTACTACAATCCAATTTGGTGATGGTCTGAGGGTTACAGATCAGGGATCTGGAGTAATTCGTGTTGATAGTTCAGGCCCAGCAGGCCCAGCAGGTGCTAATGGTGCTCAAGGCCCACCAGGTGCGACAGGTGCTACTGGCCCACAAGGCCCAGCAGGTACACCAGCACTACCAACACCAATAGTAAATGGACAATGGGTATATGGTTCAGGCGGCGCGGCGATTTGGAAAGCAATCGCACAAACTGATCTACCGGGAAATATTAGTGGGCTTCCACCGCAACCACCTGGAAATGATTATAATCAGATTACACAGACGGGCTGGTATAATAGCTACAACGCAGCCAACTCTCCACCAGGATACGGGTCGTCAAATACCTGGCTATTTATTCTTCATTTCACGTATTCGGGATCAACTGCATATTCGACGCAAACGGCGTGGACGATGCAGGATGCACCTACGAAAATATGGACGCGCTCACAGCAGAATGGAACGTGGAATGCTTGGGTGCAAATCGCTCCGCCAGTGACTTATGCTTCTGATGGTGGTTGGGTAGCATTACCACTACAGAGTGGATGGACGAACTATCCTGGTACTTGGCAGAACGCAGGTCGTCAGCAAGTAGGAAGACAGATAGTAGTAGGCGGACTCATATATTTGCCAGGTAATCCAAGTCCAGGCAATGGTACTATCATTGGTTATGTCGAGCCTCCAATAAACAGTGTTACTCAGGTTTTCCCAATTCTTTGTTTAGGTGGTGTCGCACGTGTGGATATTTCGGGAAATGGAACTATGACGTGGCAAGGAAATTATGTAGGTTCGTCTGACGCTAGTAACTGGGTTTCGCTCAGCGGAATTACTTATACGAGAACATAGGAGAGAGCATGAATGTGAGTGTTACGGTAAATCTTATGGAAGGCGATGAATGGACGCTTACGCCTAGTGAGGCCGCTGATGCAATTTTGAAAGCTCTCGGCGGAGATGAAAGGAAAGATATGGTATCAGTCAACGTTAGTGGATCAGGCACAGCCGGTAGCACTGGACTACCACCTACACCTATGGCTGCTGGTAGTGTTCCCTCCCCTGTGCCGCCTTCTGAATAAAAGGCAGGAGTTGACAAATGGCAATCATAAATCCACACTTTGACTTACCATTCAGGTTTCTGATAAACAATGGTGCTGCCGTGGAAGAACAGGATTCCTACGAAGACGTAGCCAATTGTGTGGAGGCCATTTGTAGGTGTCCGTATGGATTTCGAGTAGACAATGCTAACTTCGGATTTCCAAATGTCGAGCTTCTCAATCAACCAGTGGTTAGCGAGGATGTGATAGAAACTGTGAGCGACCAAGAGCCTCGCGCTACCCTGCTATTCCAAGAACAGCCTGATGCAGTAGATGTGCTGATTGACAGGATTACCGTGGAAGTCAGAGCAGCCACTCAGACCGCGACAGCGAGTACGTAATGGGATACATTCGTGTACCACTAGATACCAACCCGTCGGATCTTGCCCAAGATGTATTCGATTACATCAATGGACAAGCTCCACAATGGATTCCATCTGAGGGTAATCTTGACGTTTGGATCATTCGCGCAGTAGCTCAGATGGCTAGCGAACTACGTGATCTTGCAACAGATGTGCAAGATGACATATTCCGCTACTTTGGCGCGACACTGGTAGGTTTGCAGCCTATCGATGCAACGGCAGCACAGGGGAATACCACATGGTATCTCAATGATTCCCTCGGACATACGATATCAGCTGGTACCACGGTGGGAATCATCGATGCCAATAACAACGTGATTCCCTTCCAAGTCGCTAATGACGTGACTGTCCCAAATGGCTCAAATCAAACTCAAGCCGGTGAAGTCATTATTAGAGCTATTCTACCTGGCGCTCAAGGGAATGCATTAGGTGGGGCAGGTGCAGCGATTCAATTGATTGACGTAATCGATTGGGTTCAGCGAGTTGAGTTGACTGGCCCTACTGCTGGTGGAGCAGATGCAGAAGATGATATCACGTATCTGAATAGACTCGCGCGATATATGCAGCGTCTATCGTTGCGGCCTATTCTGCCTGCTGACTTCGCAGCCATGACTCTCGATGTTGATCCAGTTATCCAGCGTGCCGTGTGCATCGATCTTTACAATCCAGCCGATCATACTACGAATAACCAACGTATGGTTACAATCGTAGCAATCGATTCGGCCGGTAATGATGTGCCGCAAGTCGTGAAGAACGAGATTATATCGTATCTCCAGGCTAACCGCGAAGTCAACTTCATTGTGAATACGATGGCACCCAACTACACTACGGTCAGTGTGACTACCACGATTCACGTAGCAACCGGCTATGATACAACATCCGTGAATAATGCAGTTATCGGCGCGATCAATAATTACCTGAGTCCCGCTACTTGGGGGCAAGATCCATCTATCCTGGAAGCCTCAATTGTAGAAAGCTGGATCGATATCCCTAAAGTCTACTTCAATGAGGTAATCACACTTATCTCGAATGTGGCCGGAGTCGATAGAGTCATTAGCCTCACACTAAACGGCGGGACAGTGGATATTTCACTGACTACTCCAGCTTCATTGACTAAACCTGGTACGGTGACTGTCACAGATGCCTGAAACTTTCTCACAATCACTGATAGATCAGCTAGAGCCGATGTTCTACGCTGATCCGACTTACGGTAATGCGCTGCGCATTTATCTTTCAGCACTTGGCGATGAATTGTTCCAGACCGTACAGGATTGGTCTAGCGATACGGATGCAAACCAGCCAGGATGGTCGATATTGGTTGATGCATCTAGGGTGCCCGATGAGGCTATCGCGTATTTGGCTCAATTCGTTGGAGTCATTGTCACAAAGGGAATGTCTTATGCTGACCAGCGTACTCAGCTTATCGGTCTTGCTAACTGGAAGCGTGGTACGGTAGCTGCCATACAAGCTGCACCACTTCCGTTTCTTACTGGTTCACAGACTGTCATAGTCAAAGAACGTTTCCCAGATCCATACTCACTTGAAGTAATGACGTATGCTAATGAAACCACTGATCAAGCAAAAGTACTTGCAGCTATTCTATCCGAAAAGCCCGCTGGTCTAGTTCTAACGTATGTAGTGTTCTCGGGCCAGAAAGCTTTTACAATGCGTTCTTCTGCTCTACGTGGTACACCGCCTGATACGCTCAGACTAGCTATCTAGGAGAGAGATGTTCAACATTCCGAATGCCGCTGATGCGGAAGATGTAACACAAGCGCAGCCAGATTCACGCGACTTTAGTGCGATGATCGCCGCAGCTTTCTCCGGCACCGGAGTTGTGACTGGTTGTGCAGTAACTGCACAAGCTACGCCAAACATGACAGTCGCAGTAGCTGCTGGTACTGTTGCTATCAATGGTACTAGCTCTGCTGTGACTGGTGCTAACGTGACTATATCTGCGGCGAATGCGACGAATCCACGTTTCGATCTTATCTGTGTTGCTGCGGGTGGAGTATTGTCTGCCGTGACTGGTACTGCTGCCGCGGCTCCGGTGTTTCCCGATCCCGCTGGAAAGGTCGTCCTAGCCGCTGTAAGAGTCCCTGCGGGCGCGACAGCTATCAATAGCCAGAAGATTGTCGATAAACGGCTACAGGCTGTGCTGCCCTCTACGATCACGACTGGTACGATTACGACAGCTATGCTGCAAGACGGTGCTGTCACTGATCCGAAGATTGCCGGCCCTGTCTCGATTTCCAAGCTTGCGGGGTTTCCGAATGATCGCACTACATTTCTGGACGGTTCAGGTGTATGGAGGATTCCTACTCTTGGTGGATTCAATACTCAGACTGGCAACTATACTATCGCACTAATCGATAGCAACCGATTGGTCGAGATGAACGTAGCATCTGCCAACAGCGTCACCGTTCCAAATGATAGCATCGTGAACTTTCCTGTTGGGGCTAACGTGGATATCGCGCAATTGGGTACAGGGGTGACAGGTCTAGTAGCTGCCAGCGGTGTGACATTACGTGCATACAACAATAACCTGCATCTCGCTGGTCAGAATGCTATTGCGTCGGTAATCAAGAGAGCCGCAAATGACTGGTGGGCTGTAGGAAACCTGGTGCCATAATGGTCGGAGTAACCACTGGAATCAAGGCTAAGGATGTAGTCAATCCTACTGTCAGTATGACAGCTCCCCCAGCCGGTAACGTATCAGGCATCGTTACGCTCGGAGTTACAACAGCCGATAACGATAGGATTGCATCAATTCAGTACAAACTGGATGGTGTCAATATTGGCTCGCCTGTGACAGCCTCTCCGTGGCAGCTAGCTCACGATACCCGCTCGGTTGCGAATGGAGCACATACGTATTCGGCGGTTGCTACAGATAGAGTAGGCTTGCAGACTACCAGTAACTCCATCGCGGTTACGATGCACAACAATCCTGCCGTTAGTCTCACGCAACCCCCAAATGGTGGGACTATCTCAGGTGGCTATACACTCGCGGCCACTGTGACTAACTACGGCACAGGGCTAACCGTACAATTCAAAATTGACGGTGTGAATGTAGGGCCAGCGATGACCGCCGCACCATTCCAGTATGCCATAGATACGCATATGTATACCGCCGGAGCGCATACCTTCACAGTAGTGGCTACTGATGGTCAGGGTAATAGCACCACTGTCAACAATACCGCGACTATCTCGCAAGCGGTGCCTGCTGCTGGAGTCGCGATGCTAGGAGACTACGGTATTTGGCATGATGCCTACTGGTCTGACTCGTCTTTCATTGATGCTGGTTATGATACCAGTAGACAAGATCCTGGTGGCCCTGATGGTACGCAAGGTAACTGGATCTGGACAACTATCAATGCCAAGATAGGATACGCCACTCTACCAGGTAATCCAAATCCCACTTACTATCAGATGAGAGCGTGGCTACAGACAGGTAGATGCGAAGGTGGATCGGGTGGCAACGTCGTGTATATCGACGTATATCTAGGTGGCACCTGGTATAATCAGTTTTGGGCAAATGGCCCAGGATACACGAATATCGGCCCCATAGCAAATGTGAATGGTGGTGAGCAATTCGGGGCTAAACGATGGTGTACACAACCAGGTACAAACAACTGTTTCACTCTAGGAGTTGGTTGTTATTATGACTTCGTGCCAAAGTACGGATCATGAGCGAAATCGGTAAGAGAATATGGAATGAACCAGCGGTATTCATTGGTCTTCTGACTTCTATCATCCTCGCGCTTATCGCCTGGGTGAATGGATCTTGGAATACGTCAGATATTATCGGCGTAATTGCACCGCTGGTTTCATCACTAGGCATCCGCCAATTTGTGACACCCACGACAAAGCTAGAAGATCAGGTTGTAAGTGAGAAAGTTCCCTGATGCAGCTTGGATCGTGTTTATACTAGCAGTTAGCATCGGAATAACGATGCTGATTTTCAGCGCGACGATTCTGTATGAGGTGATAGACCACGAGTTTATTAGCGAGCTACCACCCAACGCGCTTCAATTCTTGATAGGTATCTTCGGTGGCGCACTTGGCATAATAGGCGCCTACGTCGGATATAGTGCTGCGAAACCAGAAGAAGAACTAGAAATAGACACAGACGCAACAGTACCAGAACCAGAAATAGATACAGATACAACAGTATAAAGCTTGAGGGCGCGCCCGGTTCGTGATTCTCTCCCACGCCCGAGGCTGCGCCCTCAAGATCTTATATTATATCAAGCCGCAAATTCTAGCTGTGTTGGGCCACGCATACCAACCTTGTACTAGGTATCCGTTTACTCCCGCTTGCATCTGCGCCCACACAGGCCAATGATCCGCTGTGCCCCATCTGCGGTAGTATGAATATCCGTAGTGT